CAAGTCAGCCCGCAAAGACGGTGCAATTTTGCCGTTTCTGGAAGACTCGCTGGCGTACATCGAAGAAAACCGGTACAAGGTCTGCGGTAAGACCGACACGACTTTGCAGAACATCATTGATGAAATCATTGCTGTTTACCTGTCGGTCATTTACAAGTTAAAATTTCTGGCATGACACTCGACCAAACCACTATCAGCACCATCCTTGAAGATAAGGATGGCGTGCTATATTGGCGCAAAACGGGCAAAAAAGCAGGCACGTTGCACCACACTGGCTACATCCAAGTGTGCGTCAACAAAAAATTGCACAATGCCCATAGATTGATGTTTATGCTGCATCATGGGTGGGTTCCTGAAGTTATTGATCACGTTGACGGCAACCGCGCAAACAATAAGATTGACAATTTGCGAACCGCTACCTGGAGTCAAAACCTTCAAAACATGAAGTTGCGCCCAACAAACAAATCAGGTTGCAAAAACGTAAGCTGGTGCAACAGCAAAAAGAAATGGGCTGTTCAATTAAGCATCAATGGAAAGCAAACAAACATAGGCCGTTTTGCCAATCTTGAGTTTGCGGACTTGGTTGCCACAGAAGCCCGCAGTAAGTATCATGGGGCGTTTGCCCGTCACATCTAAGGAGCATATTTTGGAACTTCTCAACCCCCTCGCCAAAGCCAATTTTCCTGCTCAAACCGCCTCTTTTACAGGCACCGCAGCCAACACTGCTGGCTGGCCCGCTGGTCCTGAAGGTGTCATGGTCTGGTCCACAGAACCCTGCTACGTTGAAGTCGGCGAAGGTGCCGTGGCAACGACTGCCAGCACACCGATTCCCGCTTTCACACCAATTCCGTTCAAAATCCCCACCGGCACATCTGGCCTGTGGCGAGTAAGCGCCATCCAGATTTCCTCTGGTGGCACGGTGTACTGCAAACCGATGAACACAAAATGAGCTTCCTTGCTGTTCGCAACGCTGTTGGCATTGGGCTGGGTGGCATTATTTCGCTGTTCGGTGGCCGTGGCAGCGAACAAGCCCAGAGCAACCTTCTCACCGAATCGGGCAACAACCTCGTGCAAGAGGACGGTGGCTTGATCCTCTTGGAGTAACACATGCCCGCTGTATCTCTTTCAATTTTTGGCGGCGTTGGTGCTCAGTTTTTTGACAACAACGGCAATCCGCTGTCCGGCGGTAAGATTTACACTTACGAGGCTGGCACAACGACACCGCTGGCAACGTACACGTCAAGTACTGGCGTCACTGCCCACACAAACCCCATCGTGCTGGACTCGGCTGGCCGTGTGCCATCTGGTGGTGAAATCTGGAATCAGTTGCAACTGTACAAGTTTGTGCTGAAGACCAGTGCGGACGTGACGATTGCCACGTATGACAACGTGGGTAGCAGTTTCAACGCCACTGCGATCATTGCTAACTTCACAGGTGATGGCTCAGACACCACGTTCACGTTGGCAAGTTCTCCAGCAAGTGAAAACGCTACCAATGTGTACATCAGCGGCGTGTACCAGCAAAAGAACACATACAGCATTGCTGGCGCTGTTCTCACATTCTCAGAAGCACCTCCAGTTAACTCGTCAATCGAAGTCAACTACGTCTAAGGAACAATTATGGCCGACACCAAAATCTCAGGACTACCCGCATCCACAACCCCACTTGCGGGCACTGAGGAGTTGCCGATTGTCCAAAGTGGTGTGACAAGAAAAGTCAGTGTTGCCAACTTGACCGCTGGCCGTGCAATTAGTGCAACTGAACTGACGTTGAGCACAGGCAACCTCGTCATCGGCACCTCGGGTAAAGGCATCGACTTTTCTGCCACACCGGGCACAGGCACAAGCGAGTTGCTGGCTGACTATGAAGAAGGTACTTGGACACCAACAGTAGTTGCACTGACTGGCACAATTACTTCATATACTTCGTCTGGCACTTACACAAAAATAGGCCGACAGGTTACTGTTAATTTTGACTTTACTGTTACAAACAACGGCACCGGCGCTACGGCGATCGGTTTGTCTGGGCTTCCTTTTGCGACTACTGCGGCTTATAGCGCCGCAGGAACTGCGGCTGAAGTTGCGGTAGTTGGTTTTGCATGTACCGCTTACATGGGCGGTTCAAACGCTATTTACATATTCAAATATGATTTTACTTATCCTGCCGGCACAAACTACCGAATTGTTGGAACGATAGCTTACCCTGTTTAAAAGGACTGGTATGTCACTCACAAAAGTAACCTATTCAATGACTCAGGGCGCTGTTTTTAATGCGCTTGATTATGGGGCTGACCCAACAGGGGCAACAAACACGACTGCCGCAATTCAAGCGGCAATTGATGCGGCAAACGCCGCATATACGGCTACAGGATTTGGCAACGGCGGTAATGTGGTTTATTTGCCTGCTGGTAAATACTCATACACCGGCGTGATTCTCAAGCCCGGCGTCAACCTTGCAGGCGCTGGAGGTTGGTTGACGCAACTATCGCTGACTGGCGCGTCTAGCACAGGCATCAAAAGTCCTGCCGCTGCGTCTGGGTTGGCGGCAGACGCGATCTCGCCTCAAATTTCTGGCTTGAGTTTAGTGTCGGGGGAAACAACGCCGACTTCGCAAGTGATGCTCAACGCAATCGGGTTCACATACTCGACGTTCACAAACGTCAACTTCGAATGGTGCGGTGGGTGTTCAAGCGTCACAATGCTGAACTCAGTTCTTGCAAGTTCTGGTGGCCCTGCGCAATGGTACAACCAGTTTTATTCTTGCAATTTCATCCGTCGTGCCTCTAGACCGGCTGGTGGTATTGCCATGCAATTGGGCGACACCGACGGCACCAAAGAGCAAGTCACCACTTGGACGTTTGTGGGTGGCCGTGTATCCGGCGCTGGTGATGGTTCTGGTCTGCAACTGCGTGGAACCGGCAATCAGTTCTTTGGCGTTACGTTTGAGGGCATGGACACGGCCGTTTATGTTGGCTCCAGTGGCACTCGCGGCGCAACCGGCAATACTTTTGTGGGCTGCTATTGGGAAGGCAACACCGTAAACCGTCAGATTTACGCAAACGCCCTAAACACAATGTTTACGGGTTCGTTTGTCACTGGCGGCACAGATACGTTGTCCAGTAATTCTGTTTATTTTGACGAAGTTGGCGAGTACAAAGCGTGGTTGCCGTCTACTGGAGCATGGCAAGTTACGCTGCAAAACGGCGGCGTGTATCGGCCACAAATTATCAGTCAAAGTACACTTAGCGGGCTTGATTTAGTTGATAGCGTGGGCAATAACGTATCTCTGTATATGTTGCCACAGACCTCATCAGCGCATAACTATTTAAACGCATACAAAGACAATTTAACAGACCCGATTTGGGAAGCAGGCACTGGCTCGTTTAGCCCCGGCGACGACAACTTGAAAAGTTTAGGCCGGTCTGCTTATCGCTGGTCTGTTGTTTATGCGGCCACCGGCACGATCAACACTTCGGATGCCAATCAAAAGCAAGACGTTTCATCTTTGGATGCTGCTGAACAAGCTACTGCAAAAGCCATCAAAGGCTTGATGAAGAAGTTTAAGTTTAAGTCTGCGGTGGCCGAGAAAGGTGCGGCGGCTCGGTATCACTTTGGCGTGATTGCTCAAGAAGTTCAAACCGCATTTGCGGTCAATGGCTTAGACGCATCACACTACGGCGTGTTTTGTTCAGACACTTGGCACACTCTAGATGGCAAGGTGGTTGCTGATGACACCGTTGGCGCGACTGCTGTCACTCAGTTGGGTATTCGGTATGACGAATTGCTTTGCTTTGTAATTGGCGCAATGTAACCGTACTGGCGCGGCCCACCAGACTTAATGCCTGACTGGATGGTCAGGCTGGAAACAAGGAAAATCATGGCACTCGAAAAAGTTGAAGTTGTCGATCTGATTGAAGCTCTTCAAGACGGCACTGTGCAAGTTCGCACCAAAACCGTTATCAAAGAAGACGGCGTTGAGATCAGCAGCAAGTTCCACCGCTACGTTGTCGCGCCCGGAGCTGACGTAAGTGGTGAAGATGCTAAAGTGCAAGCTATTTGCGCTGCCATGCACACCGCTGACGTTGTGGCCGCATACAAAGCTGCCCAAGCTGCCGCGCAAACGAATGTTGCACAGCCAGAGTAATCTGCTGTAAGATAACCCAACCGTACCGGTGAGGTTCACCGGGAACTCACACGAGTTAAAAATGACTGATGAAGTCCAAGCCTTAGCGGAAGTAGACTCCGCGCAAGCACCCGAGGTGACGGCCACCACGGACAATGCACAAAATGCGCCGGTAGTAGCTGAAAATCAAGACGGTAGCACCCAAGAGGAAAAGAAGTACTCGCAGGCTGAAATCGACGCGATGATTGGCAAGCGCCTCGCAAGAGAACAGCGCAAATGGGAACGTGAGCAGCAGGCAAAGCAGGCACCCGTGCCAGCCGCGCCAACGGAGATTCCGACTGCCGATCAATTTGACAGCCCACAGGCGTATGCGGATTTCATCCGTGCCGAGGCTGAAAAGCTGGTCCAACATCGGGAAATCCAGAAACAACGCGCTGAGATTGAAGAAACCTTCGCAGAGCGTGAGGAGGAGGCCCGGTCTAAATACGACGACTTCGACCAAGTTGCGTATAACCCGAACCTTCGCGTCACCGATGTGATGGCCGAAACCATCAAAGCGTCTGACCTTGGACCTGATCTGGCCTATTGGCTGGGCAGCAACCCCAAGGAAGCTGATCGCATTTCTCGCTTGTCGCCACTGTTGCAAGCGCGTGAGATTGGTAAAGTTGAGGCAAAATTGAGTGCCGAACCTTTCCAAAAGAAAACCTCGTCTGCGCCTGACCCGATTCGTCCGGTGACCGCACGAGCAGTGAATCCCGGTGTCACTGACACCACCGATCCTCGGTCTGTCAAAAGCATGGGTGTGTCGGATTGGATTGCTGCCGAGCGTCAACGACAACTCGACAAGGCACGGGCACTTCGCAACCGCTAATTTAGGAAATCATCATGAGTAACAGTCTCTTAACCATTGACATGATCACCCGCAAGTCTCTCGAAATCCTCGAGAACAACTTGGTGATCACCCGCAACGTGAACCGCCAGTACGACGACAGCTTCGCTGTTGAAGGTGCCAAGATCGGTTCCACACTGCGTATCCGTTTGCCCGACCGCGCTCTGGTCACTGACGGTGCCGCCCTGCAAGTTCAGGACGACAACGAACAGTTCACCACTCTGACTGTCTCCAGCCAGAAGCACATCGGCATCAACTTCACATCCGCTGAATTGACCATGCAGTTGGACGACTTCGCAGAGCGTGTCTTGAAGCCACGTATCAGCCAGTTGGCCTCCACCGTGGACGCTGACGTTGCCAACGCATACAAGCTGGTCGGTAACTCTGTCGGCTCCCCCGGCAATGCCCCAT